TGTTATTATTCGATACGCTTCATTTATTGTTGGATAAGTTGTTATCAAGTTAATCAATTGAAGTATTTGTGAATTTGTAGCATTGTATTGAAATTTAAATGCCATTTGTTGCAACCATGCATTTGTATTTGGCACCCCATTATCAACAATTGTTTGAATGTCCGATTTAAATACATCCATTATTTGTTCTAATATATTGATGGCTGTTGCAACAATGAAAAAATATAAATTCCAAATTGCTGTTTGACTCGTTGATGTCAATCCACTCAATGACGCTTCATTGTTTTTAGCGTCAATCATTTGCTGCTTTATTGTTGCGATACTTCTTGCCATTATTCAAATGTTACGGTTAAATCTAAATTAGTTGTAGGAGTTGTTTCCTTATCCCCTCTATTTTCGTATGCTGTACTATCAATAAGCGTTGTTTTGTAATCCTGTGTAAATACGCTTATTTGTTTATGCTCAGAGTGCATTTTCTCATCTACACGAATAAACAAACTTGCTTTGGATGGTTCAAACTTTTGCAAAGCTAAATAAACACGTTCTTTCAAATCCATTATTGATGTGTTTTGATCCATGAAACCATCTGATGAATCGTATTCCAACGAGCCAATATAAACACGTACAATTAAAGGATCAAACAATTGAATGTCATTACCTAATTGCTTAATATTTTCTTCGCTTATAAACTCAATAAAGCAACACGGGAAACCAAATGAATAACTCTCCCCGTCTTCGATTTCTTCAAATTGGCTTCTATACAACCTAACATACATCTCAGGTATGAATGTTTCGATTTGTGTTTTTATAGCGTTGTAAAAGTTCTTTGTCATTTGAAACAGTCTTTAATTGCTTTATCAATAGTTTTTTCATGTATTTTAAGCAATGTCTTCGATACACCCATAAATTTACGTTGTGGTGTATTTGCCTTGTACGAATATGCTTTTACTTGTTTACCATTTCTTAAATATGATGAAACGCTAACTATTTTTTTATTACCCTCGTTATGAACTTTTGCATAATCAATCCCAAATGTCGAAACTACAATCTTATCAAAGTTAGCTGTTTTCACTTTTATTGATCTTCTTAACCTACCACTTTTTACAAGCGTACTACCACCTCCTAATTCAACACGTTTTGATTTCTTCCATGTTTTTATACCACCATCGTCAAAACCTTGCTTTTTAAATGAATCCTTAAAAAAACGTACGGACTGATTTGCCAAAACATCTGGGATTTCAGATTTTTGCTTTACAAATCGCTTGTACACTTGATCTAAGTTCCATCTATTCATAAAAATCAAAAGCTAAATTAGTTGCTTGAATACCATGTGCCAAATCAATATTTACTCCATCGAATTGAAACATTTGTTCTTGCTCTCTTAATTCTTCAAATTCAGTCTTTTTACCCAACTCTTGGTATTTTCTATAAATGAACATTTCCCATTGATTGTATAAAAACGGATGTAGATAAATCGTTTTTAATGGCTTCATTATTTGTCGATAATGACTAATAGCACTTGCAATCAAATCAGCAACCGTTGTGCCTGTTGGTTCATATCCTCGATGTATTTTCATACTACGAATTTAATAATTCTTGGTCAATTAATAATATCGAACTTGAATTATTATCAGCTAAATTTAATCTAGCTAATAAATCGCCATATTCCCCAACCGATTTTACTTGCTCCTTAACAAACCATTGTGATAATTCAAATACTGCCAAATCCGATTTTAATGACATATCAGATAGTTCTTTGTATTTGATCAACAATTCTTTTTCAGCATCGTATGCAGTTTTTAACAAGTCTAAAAATGTTGAACATTCATAAGATTGTGACATTAACTGAATCGATGGTAAAACTCCTAAATCATTGCAAAAATCGACAATTTTTTGATAGTGTTTTACTTCTTGTTCAGCTTCGTTTTTGAAGAATTTAGAAGCGCCGAAATAACCTAAATTTTGAGATATAGCCGAAAGTTGGCGGTACATATTTTCAGCTTGTAATTCTCCTGTAATTCTTAGCTGTAACTCAAATATTTGTTGATTTGATAATAATTGCTCTTTCATGTTTTTTATTATTTAGTTGGAAATCCAAAGTTCTTTTTTGCCCATTCTTTATATGTTTTTGGCACATCAAAGTAAGGATGTTTTTTGCTGAATACAACTTTTTCGTAATATGGATTCATTTTAAATATGTCACTCATATTATTGTCGGCAAGTTTTGATTGTTCTCTTACTGTTTTAATTTTAGTTACTTCAAACTCATCGTATTTACTTAATTGATGTATCTCACATCTACAATTAAAATGATTCAAAGGTGAATAAGTTTTCCAAAACTGATCATCAACTTTTCGAATGATGCCATCCAAATGTTCACAAATATCACTTGTTCTTGTATCCATTACAGCTGAATATTCCAGGTAAGGAAATGTATCTTTTTTATTTGTAATGTCAGTCCATTTACTAACCATTTGCCCCTGTCCAACTGATGTGTTATATTCCGTTTCCAAATAGTTTTTATTGTATATGTCAAATCGTTCTTTAGCTGCTTTTTTAAATTTGCTTAACGAAATTATTTTACCATCTTCAACCATTACGCTTTGAATATCTTTAATAGTCTGAAATGTCTTTGCACCACTGAACAAATATATATTTTGCGACAATTCGTTTCTCAATATTTCATCAACACCATCGTAAGTAATTAAACCCTCGTACAATCCCTTAATTAACTCATCCTTTGTACGAATGAACATATCTAAAGGTAGATTAAATAGATTGATTACTTTCGAATAAATCAATGTAAACAATCTATCGTAATCGTAATCATCAAATGCCATACAATTCCTTTAATTTGTTTTGTATTTGTCCCTCAATAGGTTCGTTTTCTTCCGATTTTTCAACTGGATAACCTGTTACTTTCTCAATATATTCAGCAGTTACTTTGTATCCATTTTTAGCTAATAAATCAATGTTTGCCAAAAATTTAGCGTTTACTTCCGATGTTTTTTCTAATCCCTCGCTTTTTTCTTTGTCATTTGCAAAACCAAAAATTAAGTTGCCAGGGATATCTATACCATGATTTCTCAATTTAGGAATAACCTCATCATTGAAGAAATTACATATAAATGACACATCATTCTTTTCAATTACCGATAATGCATCCTCTATTTCATGTGATTCACCAAGTTTACCTTGTGTGCTATCCATTGCATCTGCATGACCTAATAAAATTTTAGATATTTTCTTCTCACATCTTTGCTCTAAATTTTCGTAGCCTTGCCATCCATTAGAAGAACCTTTGCTTTCTAATAATTCAATCTCATCAGTTGGATCAAAAATCGCCCATCCCGAAGAACCTAAATTACGCATCATGTTTTCAAGTTCACCTCTTTCTTCTTCTGATGTCTTCATTGTTTTAGCAACTCTAATAGGCTGTGAATATAACTCCACAAAATCGCCATTGTAACCTAACAAATTACGAAGCATTATCTCGTAAATTGCAACACGGTAAAGCAAACCATAACCACATGTTGAAATACCATTCTCAGAGTAAGTAGGACACCAAAAAACCCAATCTTTATAATCTTCGTTGTCTTGAAATTGAATACCAGATAATGCATAAACATAAGATACAACTTGTAAACGATCAGGAGAAATATTATGACGTTTAATAACTTGTAATCCTTTCAATTTATTATTATCTATTTCAGAGAAGTTAATTAGATTGTAACCAAAAAAAATAGAATCTAAAGCGTAATTCATCAATTGTTTAAAACAACCATCGTTGAAATATTTTGTCCATTGTTCATTGATGTTATCGCTCTCATCTAACAACACAATGTTTTTTTGTAGTGTTAAATGCTTTCTCTTTTCCATACAAGCATAAACATGACCATTCAACGCAGTATCATTGAATAACCTTTGCATTTGTACCCTATGCGGATAGTATGCGAGTTCTGCCTCGGTTACAGCTTCTCTCCATGACTGAACATCCTGTCTAATTCGTTGAAGTTGTACCCTTGCAATGTACTTATCTAAATGCTTTGGATCTTCAGTTCTGCTTATACCCTCACCATCCCCTGATAATGGATTTGAAGCTGTTGGAAACCAATAGTTTTTTATTCTTTGAAATGGATTAGCCATCTTAATAGTTATTTATGTTTCTTGTATTACTCCCCCATCTTATACGACCACCTTGTTTTGGCTGTAGCAATGGAATATCTGCTGTAATTGAATTGTTTTGTCCTCCAGCTTCTAACAGCCACTGAATCGCATAATTATAATTGTCTTTTCGTAGTTGTGGTATGTTTTGAGGTGCTATTCTCATGTGTAATTTATAAAGAACTAAATCGACCATGAACGCAACCAATTGTTGACTTCTATTGTCCCCATTTCCCCATTTGATAGGTAGGAAGTAATTTATATCGGTAACTGATTTGTTTAAATTGTTATTTTGTGTGGAAATGTATATGTTACCGCTCGATTGTACAATTGCGTTTTTTGAGTAAGTTGTACCACTACTATAAGCTGAAAAATCAGACGCTACATTGTAAGGTTCAACCCCTGTAAACGAATAATCAACACCAGTAAACCAATAGTATTTACCTTGATTTACATCAGTTGGCATAACATTTGTATTTGAAACCCTACACTTGTATATTTTATTTTTGTAGTACACCAAGTCATTTTCTTGGTATGCTGTTTTGTATGAATAAGGACTTGCAGGAGGCATAACAAAAAACAAATCTTTTGATTTACCTATCAATTTCCAATGGCTTGAATTAAAAGCTTCTGGAGTAGTTATTGCTGTTGTACAAACATAAATGTTACCAGCGTTATTTGTTAATGAATGTAATGTGTAAGTGTTACTTGCTGAATAATTAGAAGCACTAATCTCTGAAAGATTATTCGCATAATATGTTTTACCGTATGAATAAGTAAATGTATTTCTAAATTCCTCCTCAACATCGTATTTTTGAACCAAATATGATATTAATTCAGACTGACTTTCAAGTTCACAACTTAATCGTGAGAAGTCATTATTTTGAGTTATTTGATTAAGCTGAACCTCTTGTATTCTGAAATTCAAGTAATCCTGTAAACGAAGATAAGCCATAATTCAAAATTATCTAATTACTATAATTAATAACCGTGCTTACTATAATTGTTTTTACCAATGTTGAAAGTTAAATTTTTACCACCTTTCAAGTATGATTGAAATTCAACTGCAAAAGCACTGCAAACAATATAATCAAACAAATCGCTAAAGTGACCAACTTTTTGAAACCTCACTTTTGTTTTTGGATCTGTATCCATTTCTTTTAGTTTAGTTCCATCGCTTGCCTCTTTTAGCATAATAAAATCATTGATTGTTGTTTTACAATTTTCGCCAATTGTAAACGTTAACCCCTCAATATTTCTATCAAATATACTATTAATAAAATTACCACGCATAACAACGCTTGGATTTGATCGTAAAACTCGATTTGTAGGTTTAAAATGTGCTAAATATTCGAGAATCAAACGATAGAAATTATATCCTTTTTCAAGCTTTGTATCTTCCTTGTTAGCTGTTGCATCTCCATAAACAAACATACCACTACTATGACCTTGATAACGTTTTGAAATTTCGCTACAAACAGCCTTAACCGTATTATATGGTGTCACTCCTTTTATTTCATCAATCATTATTAATTCCTTGCCTACAATTTGAAATATACCACATGGTAGATAAGGATTAACGTTGTCATCCCATGAAATATGCAACGGTAATGCAGGATTGTAAGATACTGACCGAACATGTTTATTTATTTCAAAATCTTTGTAAAATTCCCCTCCTGTTTTTAGTTGAATATCCCAATTACCCATTACAAACACTTCATATTCAAATCGTGGTAAATTGTTTAGATTGTCAATATAGCTTTGTGGTAAATGTGGATTGTCGGTTATTTTAGCAGGAATATAAGCCCAAGTTTCTGGAAGTGTATCCGATTTCCAACAATCATAAATTAATCT